TTCTAGATCTGGATCTGTAGATCCTATGTTAGTTGCTTTTAGCGATCAAGAAGATGAATTGAATTTTGAACCATTAATTACTAACACAGCTGGATCGGTAAGACTTTCTTCAGGATCTCAAATTATTGGCGGAGTTAAATCCAGACAAGAAATAGTTATATTTACCGATACATCTATTTATAGTATGCAATTTGTTGGCCCTCCTTTTACTTTTGCAATTAATCTAATTGACCAATCTACTGGATTAATTGGTCCTAATGCAGCTGTAAATGCTCCTGGTGGAACATTTTTTATGAGTTATGATGCTTTTTATGTTTATGATGGCTCGGTCAGAGAATTACCTTGCTCTGTATTAAATTATGTTTTTTCTGATTTTAATGCTGGTCAAGCTTATAAAGTTTTTGCTTTTAATAATAAAAAACATTCAGAGGTTGGATGGTACTATCCATCTAGCTCCTCAACAGAAATAGATCGTTATGTAATTTATAACTATATAGAAAATATATGGTATTACGGTCAAATGTCTAGAACAGCTTGGTTAGATTCTGGAGTTGAACCTTATCCACAAGCAACTGGTGACAATTATTTATATCAACATGAATTTGGCTTTGATGATGATGGTGCTGAAATGACTAATGTTTTTATAGAGTCAGGTGATTTTGATGTTGGAGATGGGGAACAATTTTCTTTTATAAGAAGAATAATACCAGACATAAAATTTTTAGATAACAATACTGAATCTAATATAAATATAATTACTAAAACTAGAAACTTTCCTGGTGATTCTTTAACTACAGCCTCAACATCAAACATTTTACCAACTACTCAACAAGCTCATATAAGAGCCAGAGGTAGGCAAGCTGTTTTAAGAATAGCTTCAAATGATTCAAATAGCGGTAATATAGGCGTGGGTTGGCGACTTGGTTCTACTAGAGTAGATGTAAAATCAGATGGTAGAAGATAGTGTCTAAACTATTAGCTACTAGATTGCCTTCAGCTTCAAAGGAAGTTTCTCCTGATTTGTTTAATAGGTTGATAAGAATACTAGAAATAAATTTAGGATCTTTTGATCCTGATGCAACGCCTCAATTTAATGACAGTCAAATAAGTTCTTTATCTTTTAGAGAAGGTGACATTATTTGGAATACTTCTATTGGAGTAACGCAGGTTTATACTGGAAATGAATGGCTGCAATTAGGCACCCCAAGAAGTCCTGAAGGTTATCAATTAAAAGCTTCAGTAGGTTCTTTGTCTGTAAAAACAAATGGGGACATAACTATAAATATTAGTAGCAATACTTCTGGTTGGAATACTGAAACATACTACACTTAATACTTTTATGAATTCAGAAGAGAAAAATAATAATTACGAATTAAAAAATTTACTCTTAGGATATCCTTCTGATTGGTTTATTGAGGAACAAACATTAAATTTTGTTAAAAATAGTATTCCTTTAATAAATGACTTTTATGAAAATAATGGTGTAAAAAACATGAATTTATTAGAAGAATCTATAATTAAAGAACCTTTAAAAGAAGTTTATACCACTCCTTTATTTTCTAAAAATTTTTGTAATCTGTTAGTAGATGAATTAAAAAATATGGAAAAAATTATTAATTTTAAACCCAATAAAAATGAAGATATTTTAAGACAAATACCAGAAATAGTTATAGGAAAACATTGCCCTCAACTAAACAATTCTTTAATGCACATAGTTGACACAATTTTAAATCCAATATTTTTATATATTTGGAATCGTAATGTTACTGCTGGTAATATTCAAATAGCTAATTACAATATAAAAGATAAAAACCAAGGAGCTTGGCATCATGATAAAAGTGCTGATATTTCTGTAGTTGTGCCATTAAATACTGGAGATTATGAAGGGGGTGGTACAGAATTTTTTAATAGAGGTATAGTAGAGCCATTACCAAATGGTAATGCCTTAATGTTTCCTAGTTTTACACATATGCACAAAGGCTTACCCGTACAATCAGGAGATAGGTATTTATTAGTTTTTTGGTTGGTTTGTGAAGAAGCAACAAAAAGTAATAGAAACTATATAAACAATTAACAAATAGATGTAAAATAAAAAACATGAATAATCAAGAAATAAATGGTCTAGCTTCTTTAGGAAGAGGAGAGGATAATTATTTAGCTCATGTTGCTAAAGGTGAAATGATAGTTCCTCCTTTAGGAATATCAGAAGAAACTAGAAATAGATTAAATGCAGAAATGCAAGCAATAGGTTTAAACCCTAAAGAATATACTGTTGGCTCTGGTATGAGTGTTAATCCTATTACAGGTATTCCTGAATTTGGTTTTTTTAAAAAAATAGGAAAAGTTATTACAAAAATAAATGATAAAACATCTAAAATAGCTCAACACATTCCTGGACCTCATCAACCATATGCAAGAATGTATGCACAAGCAGACCAAGCTCTAGAACAAAAAAAATTAGCGAAAAGAGCGGAAGATGCCAGAAATTCTGCACAAGCAGGATCATCTCCTGTATTTAATCCGCAGGCTAGTGGATTAAGTGGATTATTTGGTGGATTAGGTGGATCAACAAGTTTTTTACCACAATATAATACTTCAAATCAAAATCTTACAGGAACAATATCAAATCTTTATGATATGTTTTTTAAACAAGATGAAAGTAATCCAAATCAAAAAGAAGGTATTCTTGAAAAAATATTTGGATTAGGAGCGCCTCTTATGGGAGTAAATCCTGTTACAGGAGGGATTGCTGGTCTTTATGGGTTAGCTACAAAAAAGGCTGCTGAAAAAGAACAATATGGTATAAAAGATATAAGAGATTCAATTAGACCTGATTTGGGTAATATGTCTATGGCTCCTCCTATGGGATTTAATGTTGGTTATAATAATCTAAGTGGGGTTACTCCATTTAATTCAACATTAACTGAATCAAATACGCCTGTAAGAGTTGGAGGTCCAGTAGACTCTAATTATGATGAGGTTCCTCCAAACCTAATTGATACACCCGCAATTCCACCTCCAGAAGAACTTAACTTAAATTTTACTGACCCAAACGCACCAAATTACATCCCTCTTATGATTCCTGATATAGGTGGAACAGCTGGCTACAGAACTTTTCAAAAAGGTGGTATAGCCGAAAGTATAGTTAGTCCAAGACCACTAGGGTACGCTAAAGGCGGAGAAGTTTTAGATATGCGTAACGGTGGCGAATCAATAGGTCCAGGTACTGGCGTTTCTGATGATATACCAGCTATGTTAAGTGATGGTGAATTTGTTATGACCGCTGCTGCTAATAAAGGAATTGGTGGCTTTAAATTAACAAAATCAAAGGATAGTATAGAATTAATACCTAATAGCAAACCTAATAGAGAGACAGGGGCCTCTAACATGATGGATTTAATGAAAACTTTTGAACAATACAATAAGGAGTATTCTGTCTAATGGGTATAGTAAATAATTATGTTCAGAATCAAAGTTTGCAACCCAATACAGGTGGGTTTACTCCTTTTGGGCCTAACAATCCTGAACCTGCGCCAACGCCTCCTAGACTATCTGGTATATTTGGACCAGATTCATTCTTTAGCATGTTCCCAGATGCACCTAGACAACCAGAAAGGATGACAGCAGATATGACTATGTATGTTGATCCAATTACAGGTATGCAACGAAGTGGATCTAGTACCATGGGTAGTTACAGACAAAGACTCAAAGATTATTTAGATGCTAACCCAGAAGCAGCATCAAGTTATTATGAAAAAAATCCATTACAAAATACTAGCGGTAGTATAACGGATATATTTAGAACTCCAGAACAACAGCCAATTTACACTTATGGTCCAGGTGGGCCTGCTGGAACTGAGGCAGCGGCTGGATTAAATAATCAACAACCAAACAACGGAGTAAATATGAACTACGGAGATTCAAGAGCTTTAGACCCAAGATTAGAAGGGCAAGGCACTAAAGAAACACTCGCTGATCCTTATTTACAAGCTTTGTACTTTGGTACAAACAATCAACCAGGGATTATTAATCAACTGCAAAACGCTGCAAGTGAAAGAATAGGTTCTCAAGTACCTCTTTTAGGTACTGCTTATCAACAAACAGCTGGTTTATCTGATTTAGAAGCTTTAGGATTAGGTAGATTAAAAAGTGGTATAGGCTCATACGAACCTTTTTTACAAAGAGCCGAAGATTTTTATGGAAAAGGACTTCAAGATATTGGAGGCGGTATAACAGAAGCTGAAGGTTTAGTTAGAAATACTTTAGGAAGTTATGACCCCAGCATGGGACAAAAATTTTTTAATCCTTACGAGGATCAAGTTGTTCAACAAACTATAGCAGATGCAACAAAAGGTTTTGATATGCAAGAAGCGCAACAAAGAGCTTCTGATATAGAAAATTATGGTAGTTCAGCTTTTGGATCAAGGGGAAGATTAACAGCTCAAGAAAGACAAGATGCTTTTGGTAGAGGGTTAGCTTCTCAAATATCAGGCATTAGAGGTCAAGGATATGAAACATCTCAAAATAAAGCTAATCAAGAATTTAACAGACAATTAGCAGCTAGAAGATCTGCTGCTGGAGATTTATCAAATTTAGCAGGTGTTAGAGGCGGATCACAAATAAATTACGGAGAACAATTAGCTAATTTAGGCTCTAATTATTCATCTATGGGAAGAAGCGAAGTGCAAGATCTCTTAACTGGTGGTGCTTTACCTAGAGGTATATTTGATACTATGTATGGTAGAAATTTTACTGGTGATGTCGCAAGTAATAAAGCTAGATTTGATCAACAAATAATGCAAAGACAAGACCCATTAAATGTTCTTAGTGGTATAGCTCAAGTGCTTCCTCAATATCAAGGATCAAAAACATCAATAGATAGTGTTTACGGAATGGCTCCCGACCCATCAGCTTTAGGTTTAGGATCTGCGCTTAATGCTTATAGTGCTTTATACGGTTCTATGGGACCGTATGGCTCTGCTAATCCAAGAAATGCTTAATAAATTATTATTATGAATGTATTACAAAGAAAAATGTTTTCAAATGGCGGTAGTGCTAATCAACCTACGCCTTATGTAAATATTGTAATGGATCTTTATAACAAAGGTCTTACTCCTATGGAAATACAAAACAATATTGGCGATCCTAATTTTAGTACACAACAAATAGAAAACATTTTATCTAGAGCAGGTTATTCGATAGACCCAACCATACTAGATTATGGTGTTATCCCAGAAAATACTGGAATACTAGCTGGCGCACCAGACTTTGATCGAAGTAGTGTTAACCCTTTAGGAAGTGTTGTTGATATGGCTCCACCTTCTGTAGATTTGGATTTTGATTTAGGAGGCGGAATAACTTCGTTAGATCAAAAATCAGTTACAAATAATAATTTAACACCACAATCTTCTTCAATTACGTTAAGCAATAACGAAGTTATACCTATTGATTTAGCAAAATTAAGAGAGAAAATTTCAAGTAATCAATATCAAGATATAGATGTTTTTGGAATGTTAAATAATCCTAATGTTCAATTAGGAGATGCTGTAAGAAAAATATTAGAAGATGAAATGTTTAAAAGAAAATCTTCTTTAGGTTATGATGAGTATATTGGTGGTGTAGGTGACTTAGGTGCAGATTTGCAAATGACAGGAAGAATCATTAAAGATGTTGCCGTACAAGGTTTTGAAAGTCTTACAGACAAAGCTCTTCAGGCAGTTGATTTTATAAAAACTAACCCAGCTTTAAGGGGTATTTTTAGTAGAGAAGATGCCGCTAAACTACAAGAAAAATTAGATTCAGGTGAGATACCTCCAAGAACGCCTTTTGAAATTTATGATTCACCAGTTATTGATGATATCGGAGATCCTTCATTTAAAAATGCCTCTGCTAGAGGGTTTCAAACTTCTGAAACATTAGATAATTTTTATAAAGATTTTGAAGATTTAAATAAACTAACTATTGAAGGATCAGATAAACCAATTGATTTTATAGCAATAGACGATAATACAACAATTATAAATCCAGAAGATTTAGTAATTACTGACGTAGATGCAGAAGCAAAACGAAAAGATGACTTAGCTGCTGCTAAAGCTAAACAAAGGAATGGTGAAGATTTAACAGATACAGAAAAACAAAAACTTGCTGATGATCTTGCTGATGATTTAGAATCAGAAGAAAGAGTAATTCCAGTAGATGAAACGGTTGTTAATCGTAATTCAATTTTAAATGATCCAAATTTTTTTGGTTCAGATGAATTTAGAAGATTTTTAAAAAATGTGGGTACTGGCTTAGTATCAACTGGTCAGATGGGTGCTGGATTAGCCGCTGGTTCAGTATTAGCAGCTGAAGAAGAAACTGAAATTGCAGCTAAAGAAAAAGAACTTCAAGCAGAGTTATTAAAAACAACTTTAGAAAAAGGCGGTATTGATTACAACGAAGCTAAAGCAGATGTAGAAATAAATAATGCAATTTCAACTAACATGAACAAGTATAACAACACCTATAATGCAGTATTAGATCTTAATTACGCAATAGATCAGGTTAATAAAAATCCAAATCAAGTAACAGGTCCTCAAGGAGCTTACAATAGAATTTTAGATCAACTTAAAGCTGCGGTTGCGGCTGATGGTAGAAATTTTGAAAAGTTAAGTCCTGCTACAAAAGTTGAAACGATTGCAAGATTATTATCAAACGAACAAGTTAAAGAAATATTAGGTGAATCTGGAAGAACTATTTCAAATATTGATAGGCAAATAGTAGCTACAATTTTTGGTACACCTGGATTATTAGTAACTCCTGGTGCTTTAAAAATGGCTTTAAACAGAAGTAGAGATAGATTGATAGGAAACTTAGGAACTTATAAAAATGAATTAACAAGTAATTTGGGATATTTTCAAAGTTTAGGAAGACAAAGTATTTTAGGTGCAGAACCAAATAATTTAAAAGCAATTAACACAATATTTAGTGTAGATATTAATTCTATAAAAAATATTCTAAGAACGCCTGGTAATGAAGATATGTACTTGAAAACTTCAGATCTTAATATAGATTTATTCCCTAGTTAAAATGCCTATTTATCAAGTAAAAATTACAGATGATATAACGCTACCGATTGATGCGAATAATCCTGAAGACGCTAGAAAAATTGCTAAATCGAAAATAGCCACTCAAGAAATATCTCCTTTTACAGATAAATTATTTTTTGATTATGAGACAGGTGTACCAAATATAGACCGTTTAAGAAGTTTATTAGGTAGAGCAGAAACTGCGCAAGAAAGGGAGTCAGTTTTAACTAAAGTTGTTGGGACTGGCGGTTATACATATGACTCTAAAGGATTGCCAGCAATTACACCTGAAGGTTTAAAGAGATTAGGTTTAAACGATAAAATAAAGTTTAAAACT